GCATGAAGAGCGCCACGCCAGGCTGTCCGGGGAAGTCGCTAGGGACTTCGTTTCTGGCGCTATCCAGCCGCAGACGCTGGGCAAGTTTGAGTCAGAATGCCAAAGAGTAGCGAGACGGCAGTGCACGCCAGCGGATCGCGAGAAGGTTAATCAAGAACTGACCAGGCAAGCATGGGTTCGCACGGCGCCCGAAAGGGAAGCCAAGGCTGTAGAAGCCGCACAGATCAAGGCTGACCTTGAAAGCGGGAAGAGGAAGCCGCAAACATGGTCAGAGGCCAGCCTGCTGTATCAGGCGATGCCTGGCGACGGTATTGCTATGAGGCCGTCGATATCTGGCGGAGACGGAAAATACTACGTGCTACAGGCATACATAACCGCCAAGCAAGGCGACAGCTATATATTCTGGTGGGCAGATTCTCCGCTGGTCTCGCGCGGAACTTATGGCATGCCGACGATGGGAGCAGTATTCGAAAATCCAGCTTATGTTGATAGTGGCGTAGGGTTTAATCAGCACGTAAAGGTCGTAGGTCGCTATATCAGGAACCAGGAAATTGGCCTGACTGATGGATCGGCAGCCGTTGTTCCCGTATTCGATAAGGCATACATATTCCCGTGGTCGCGTCACTGACCTTATTCGGATAACCAGACCCGCTTCGGCGGGTTTTTTATTGCCCATGATTTAGGAATGCCCCATGGCCGAAACAATCGACGAACTGCTGGTTAAGCTCGGCCTGGAAACTGACGCGAAAGGCTTCAAAGAGGCGAACAACCAGTTCTCCAATCTGCGCTCCACTGCATTGACTGTCGGGGCAGCCATCGGCACGGCATTCGTCGGCGCAGGTGTGGCCGCAGCCAAGATGTCGTTCGACGTGGCGAAGTCCGCCGACGATCTGGCGAAGTGGTCCAGAACAGCAGGCGTGACGGCGCAGTACGCGCACAAGCTCGGGTTTGCCATGAAGCAAGTCGGCGGCAGCGAAGCCGACGCCAGGACGCTGATCGAGCTGGCCAACTCGCTGCGCGATAGCTCCCAATGGGGCGAACTGCCGGTCCGCGCATTCACCGCGGCCGGGTTCAATCCGCAGCAAATAAGCCAGATGAGCAACCCGGAGCAGGTAATTGATTTCCTGTCCCGCGGCCTGGATGCGATGGATCTTGATCAGCGCCGGCAGATTGCTGGCTCTCTCGGCATAAATGACAAGGCATTCCGACTTCTCTCCGACCGCGCTGGGATGCAAAGCAGCTTCAGGCGCGCTGACGAGTTAGGCGCTGTCCCGAGTGACGAACTGCTGAGGAACGCTGAGGCATTCGTAACCGCCACTGGCGAGCTGGGGGAGATGATCGACGGCTTTAAGCAGTCGCTGGCTAACGAGATGCTTCCCGGCATGACAAAGCTGGTTGAGGGAATCACCGGCTTTTCCATCGAGAACCGCGAAGAGATCGGCAAGTTCTTTGAGGAGGCCACGCCATACCTACAGGCCACCGCGGCCGGTATCGCCGTCCTGGTGGCGGCTCAGGTTGGGAAAAAGGGGCTCGATGCAATGGGCGGCGCAAAGGGCGCGGCTGGGCTTGCTGCAAAGGTAGGCGGTATCGGCGCTCTGATTTCCGCATGGGATTGGGGGCCGGACGACGTGGAAGGGCTGATAGGCATCCGCCCGCCTGACTGGCTGTTCAAGCCTTTGTTCGGCGGATCTAGCTCAGCATCCGGACCGCTGTCTAATGACGCCCTATTCGACGCCCTGATCCAGCAAGAGTCGGGCGGCCGTCACTACGGCGACGGAAGCATGCTTCTCAGGTCGCCGAAAGGCGCCCGCGGCATCACGCAGGTCATGCCGGCCACCGGCCGCGATCCAGGGTACGGCGTTCGCCCGCTGGCTAACGATTCGCGTGAGGAGTATCTGCGGTTCGGCCGCGACTACCTTGCCGCGATGATGAAGGAGTTCGACGGCGACACGCAAAAGGCATTGGCCGCCTACAGCGCCGGCCCTGGAGCTGTGAAAAATGCCGTCTCCAGTCATGGCGCCAACTGGCTGTCAGCGATGCCTGGCGAAACGCAAGCCTACGTCCCGTCGATCATGGATCGAGCCAGCAAGGGCGGAACGACCAACTACTACAGCATCGATGCCCGGGGCGCGACGGATCCTGGCGCAGTCGAGGCAGCCGCCCGCAAAGTCTTCCGCGCTGAGCTGAGCAACGCCGTACAAGTCAGCCGCGATGGCATCCCGAACAACGTCGAATAGGAATCAAGCCAATGTCTCTAGTCGGCATTTTCAGCCGGTCGCGCCCGGAGATCGGTGGGCTGTTCTTCGATGCCTTGCTCGAGGAGTCGAGTGAACTGGTCACCGACGTGACGGAATACCCCATTGAGACTGGCGCAATCGGCAACGACCACGCGATTGATCGGCCGCTTCGGTTGATGATGACGGTGGCGCTCTCGGACAATCCGATCAAGGCCGCGCTGGCCGAAACGACTGGCCAGTTCTCCGGCATTGCCGGCGCCGCGGTGGGTACAGCGGCGGGCGCGATCATCGGCACGCTGGGGAGCGCTGCGGCTGCTGCTGTCGGCATCGCCGGCTCAATCCTTACCGAGCTTGCAGGGGGCGCCGAAACGCGCTCTGGCAAGATGATCAAGGCCATCCGGGCGCTACAGTCGGCGCACGAGCTGATCACGGTCGTGGGCGCGAAGGACTCCTACGACAACGTGCTGATCACGAACACTCGCGTGCAGGTCACCAAGCAGAACGAAGGTGGACTAGAGCTGATTGTCGAGATGCGCAAGCTGATTGTCGTCGACAGCCTGGCCAACCAAGCAATCGTCAGCTCTCGGCTGCCCGCTGATGATACGGCCAGCACGCAGGCGCAGACCGAGAACAACCTGGGAGAGGTGGGCCTGCAATGAAAACCATACCTCTGCGAGCTGGCGATGCCTTCCAGCGATTCGGCGTAACGCTCGGCGGCACCTACGTGCAATTCCGGCTGCGCTGGTTGACCAGGCACAGCTACTACACGGTCGATATGCGCCGCGCGGACGGTTCGCCGATTGCCCTTGGTCGCGGCCTCCATCCAAGCATCAACCTGCTCGCAGGGCTGAATGTTGGGCTCGGACGCATAGTGCTGGAAGGTGAGGCGCCGACAATCAGCAACCTCGGCATAACCAACAAGCTCCGGTGGTACGAAGATGAGTAGATTGCTCGGGCGCAACTACCGGCTGACCCTTAAAGAGGGTGATGACGAGCTGGTGTATGAGCCGCCGATGCAGATTCGGTTCAGCGTCGACAACAAGTACGGCAGCGAAGGTAGTCTTGCAGAGGTTACGCTGTACGGAGCGTCAAGCCGGTCGCGCCGCGCCATCTACAACAAATTCGACCGTATCAGCCTATCGGCAGGCTACGGCGAGCAGCCGGGCCTGATCTTCCTCGGTGACATCATCAACATGGAGATCGGCAGGGAAGGAGTCGACAAGTACATCAAGTTCTATGCACGCACGGCTGGCGGGGCGCAAGCCGGCGCGTTTGTGAGTAAGTCATGGGGCGCCAACACGCCGCAGATCGACATCATTCGCGAGGTCGCTGAGTCGTTGTTGCTGCCGGTTGAATTTATCGGCGACTTCTCCGACCTGCCGCGCGCCTTCAAGGGGCGCAGCATGTGCGCATCGTCTGTCTCGTGCATGAACGAACTGGCCGACATTCACGGCTTCGTTTGGACGATGAGCGCCAACCGGCTGACGATCATTCGCAAGGGTCCGGACGGGACGCTAGCCAAGCGTGACGCTCCGCCGCACCTGATCAGTGCAGATACAGGAATGGTTGGCTCTCCGCAAATCCTGCTGCAGGCAATCGAGGTCACCAAGAAGCTCGATCCCACCATTGCGCCAGGTGATCGGGTGGACATACAGGCCGAGACTAGAAACTTCGCGTTCAGCCAGGTCTACACCGCCGACATGATGCAGATCGACCAGACTGGCGGCAGCGGCATTTATAGCGTGCTCAGCGTCAAGCATCAGGGCGACTTCTACGGCGCCACGTGGGACACGTCAATCGAGGGGGCTCGGGAATGAGCGAGGCGAGCATAAGCCCTTTCAATGACTTGGTGAACGACGCTATCACGTCCCGCCTGCGCGGCCTGATGATCTGCCTGCCGGGCAAGGTGGTTTCGTTCGACCCGGACTCACAGATGGCGCAGGTCGAGTGCGGCATCCAGAAACGCATTAATGGCGTGTTCCGCACTATCCCGGTAATCGACAACGTGCGCGTTCAGTTCGCAGGCGACAACGAGTGGCACTTCTGGCACCAGATCAGGCCGGGCACCGAGGGGCTGATTCATTTCAGCCAGCGCGCCGTCGACACATGGAACGATCAGGGTGGCCCCGTTGCGCCGCACGAGCTGCGGATGTTCTCGGCTGAAGATGCGTATTTCGTGCCGGGCATTCGCTCAACGCCTCGCATCATCCCCGGCTTCGTCAATGAGGGCGTGGGGCTTTCCAGCTACGACGGCGCGACCCGGGTGCACCTCACGCCCGGCAAGATCAGCTTGAAGGCGGCGGTTATCGAGATGGACGCGGACAGCATCACGCAGACCGCCTCCACCGTAACCGTAACCGCCGACGTGGCAACAGAAGGCGCGCTGACAAACAACGGCGTGAACGTGGGTAGCACGCACCGCCACGGCAACGTTCAGGGCGGAACAGGCACCTCGGGAGTCGCACAATGATTCGAAACTTCGTAAACGGCGACATTGCGACCAGCGGCGAGCACTTCGCCAGAGGCAAGGAGGCAACCCGGCAAAGCGTCATTCGCCGCCTTCGCCTGTTTCTGGGCGAATTTTTCCTCGACGCCACCGACGGAACAGACTGGTTCGGCGGCGTGCTTGGCAAGACACGCCAGGACTTCGCAGAGGCCACGCTCAAGCGCCGCATCATCACTACGCCGGGCATCATCGCAATCAGCTCGTTCTCACTCACCGTGGAGCCGAGAGAGCGCCGCATTTCCGTGCAGGCCAGCGTTATCGACGTGAATAACGAGCAGCTGAGCATCGAGCTTTCGGGTGACCCGCTTTCAATGCTCTGACCGAACAACGGAACACACAGCCCGCCGCGTGCGGGTTTTTTATTGCCTGGGAGAAACCAATGGCCGAAATCACAGCGGCAGGCGTTACGGGGACTTCGCTCAGCGAATACCTGACGGCCATGCGGGCGCGCTATCTCGACATAGACGATGCCTGGAACATAAATCCAGAGTCGCCGGACGGCCTGCAGATCGCTGCATGGTGTGAGGCTCTGGCCAATCTCGATGAGCAAGTGACGCTTGCGTACCAGTCCTGCGACCCGCAAAGCGCCATCGGCCAGCAGCTTGACCGGATCGCGATGTTCGCCGGATTGTCTCGGCAGGATGCGACCTTCTCAACAGCAACCGTCTCGTTCACTGGCGTGGATGGCACGGTCGTTCCAGCAGGCACGCGCATTCGCAACAAGGCCACCGATACGCTCTGGTCAACGGACGGCGAAGTCACCATCGCGGGCGGAGTGGCTTCCGTTGGCGTGACGTGCATCAAGGCCGGGGCTGCTACTGCATCGCCGGGCGATCTTTCGATCATCGCAACACCTGTCGGCGGCCTGCAGTCGGTCACGAACCTTGCCGCAGCATCGCTGGGGCTGGACGAAGAGCGCGACGAGGCCTTCAGGGCGCGCCGCAATGCCTCGGTCGCGCAGCCTGGCTCCAATCAGGTAGACAACATCTACGCCGCCATCGGCAATGTGGATGGCGTCAAGCAAGTGAAAGTTTTTGAGAATTCAGAGGACGCAACGGATGCGAGCGGCGTAGCAGGCCATTCGGTCGCGATCTTCGTCGATGGCGGCAGTGATGAGGATGTGCTGAAGGCTATCGCCTCAAGAAAGAATCCTGGCTGCGGACTCAATCGCGACAGCGCCTTTCCCAACAAGATCACCGCCGACACGACCACGCCGAAAGGGCAGCCGGTCAACATCACATTCTTTCGGCCTGAACTGATCACGGTCTATGCGCTCGTCCAGATCGCCAGCAGCACGCTATCTGAACAGGACAAAGTGCGGATTAAGAACGAGATGGTGGCCTACTCGCTGCTGGGCTTCCAGAGTCAGTCGGGTTTCAACCGCGAAGGATTCCGCATCGGTGAAAACGTGGCGGCGGGGCGCTTGTATACGCCGGTGAACTTCATCGTGGCAGGCAATGGCTACGTGCAGTCGATCATGCTCGGCTTCGACGCCGGCACGATTGATAGCCAGGTGCTGCCGCTGGAATTCAACCAGCTCGGCACGCTCGATGCGGCGAACATCACGGTGGAGTATGTCTGATGGATCACGCGAAGAAGGCCCTATCGCGGGTCTATTGGCAGTACCGTAACGCGCCGAAGATGCGGGAGTGGCTGCAGATCCTGCCCAAGATGGTGCAAGGCAACATCGAAAAGCCGCTCGGCCAGGTCATCGACCTGCTGGATATCGACAAGGCGTCAGGCCATCAGCTCGAAATCATCGGGCGCATCGCTGGTATCGACCGGCCGCGCATCCGCTCCGACGCATTGCAGGTGTTCGCTTACAACGGAACGATCGGCGCGCAGCCCTACGACACGGCGCCATATCGCGAGCCTGGAACTGAACTGCCGACAATCCTGCTGCCGGATTACCTGTACCGCGTGCTGATCAAGGCGAAGATCATGCGCAATAACGGCGCGGCCACGCTGGATGATGTGAAGGATGCAGTCGATTTCATCTTTGGCGTGCAAAGCACCGTCATCGATGCGCAAGACATGAGCATGGCAACTGCCTGGCTGGAAGAGGGCGTAGCAGCAAACCTGCTCGTTCTCGTGCGAGAGTTCGACATCATCCCTCGGCCCCAAGGCGTGCGGATTCGCAAGATCGCCAAGAACGAATACCCCTTCGCCTACAAAGGCACTTTCTCAGCCCAGCCATACGGCGTGGGTCGTTACGTCACGCCCGCTTAAGGAGCACCAAAGATGGCGAGAAGCGATAGTTTTACGAAGAAGTGGGCCAGCGTCCCTTCGCAGTTCGAGCGGCCAAGTGATGCGCTCATAGAGCGCGGCTGGGCTGGCGGCGCAGCTGAAGATCCGCCCGAGGCTAAATGGGAGAACTGGTGGCATAACCGGGTTGACGAGGCGCTTGCCGAGATTGAGGCCAATGGGGCGCTTGCGTGGTTCTCGGACATCCAATACCGGGCCGGGGCGACAGCTCGACGGGATGGAGCGAACTGGATTGCCGTCAAGCCCAGCTTGGGCATTGAGCCCGGGAGCGTTCTGGATGACGGGCATTGGGCGGAGCTGGTTCCTGGGGCTATCCTGCTCGCCAGCGAAGAAAATCGGTTTCGCCTACTCGTCATCAACGGCTGCCTGGCCCTGGAGGAAATAATCTAATGCACGGCATCCCGAAATACCTGCAAACGCGCGAGGACTACGACCGCGCTGTCGATCTTGCGCGATCCGACAGAACCCTCGCGCCCAAGGCCCTGCGTCACTTCCAAGGCCTGCTAGCCGGACGCTTCGCCTATGAGTTCGATCGCGAACTGGCTGCGGATGATGTGCCGGATGGCGCTGAGCCGGACTACCTGGTGCTCCCCGAGAGCGACGACTCGCCGCGTCGGCAGCTTGTGCGCCGCGAGCAGGCGGGCGCGCGCATCTTCGCCCTCGGCTACGCGGTCGCCGAGGTGGAAGAGATCATTTCTGAACTGGAGTCGATGCGATGAGTATTTTCGTGCAGCCGTCCGCCGCTGCCGGCTTCTACAGCTTCCTCGGCAGCATCACCGCCGGCCCTGGCGATACCCTCAACCTGCCCGAAGGCCAGGTCAACATCGGCGGCAACGGCAAGGGCTACCTCATGGACGCCCAGGCCAACTGGTCGCCGCTGGCACTGGGCAACCATGACGGCAGCGTCACCGCGCTGACCCTGGGTGCGAACCTGTACATCTACGCCTGCGCGCACGAATCCGGCGTCGCGAAGATGGTCGCCAGCCTGAACGCCACCTACCCGTCCGGCTACACCGCGCAGACCTCACGCAAGGTCGGCGGCTGCCACATCGGGCGCATCCGCGGCGTCGCCAACCGCTACAACCTGGCCTATGTGCCGGTGGTCGGCATCGTGCCGAACAGCTGCTGGGACCTGCAGCACCGCCCGACATGCGACCCGTCCGGCATGGTCGAGGTCATCCCTGGCGCGCTGTGGGCCGACATCTACCTCAACTCCGAAGGCGGCGGCACCTGGCCGGAAAACGTGCCGGTATCGGCATATGGCGCCATGCCCCTGCGCGATGACATCTACTCGCGGTCGGACTTCCACCAGCTGGCTCGCAATGCTGGCAAGCGCCTGCCGACACTCGAGGAGTGGCTGTGCCTCGCCGAAGGTGCACCGCAGGGCGCGGACGGTAACAACGACTACGCCTGGAGCCGGACCACTAACACCGGCCCGACGACTACAGGCTCCGTGGCGAAATCGGTCAGCCAGCTCAACCTGGTCGACACCGTTGGCAATCTGTGGGACTGGATCGACAGCCACTATGACCTCAACATAGGCGGCTACGCATGGCTGGCGGCCACGGTCAACGCGGGCCGCGATGCAGCAATACCTCGCGGCCAGGCCTACACGTCTGCGGCCAGCGGCACGTCAGGATGGCGCGCGTGGCTTGGCGGGGGCGCCTGGGCCGTTGGCGCCCGGTGCGGCGCTCGCTGCCTGTACTCGCATGCGCTCCCGTGGCATGCGTTTGGCGACGTGGGCCTGCGCTGCGTCTGTGGCGCCTTATGAGCCTGCAGCCTGAACAGGCTCCGCGGCAGCGGAGCCTTGAGCTTCTGACGCGAGTCGAGCGGCTGATCCTCAACTTCTCTCCCAGCATCGACCGCATCCCGCGCAGTCAGCGTTACCGCTACGCTGCCCGCCTGGAGGCGGCGCTGTGGGAGCTGGCCGAGCGAATCATCGAGGCCGCGTGCAGCGGAGCAAAGAGCAAGGTCTATCGCGCCGACGAGCAGGTTCGGCTGCTGCACTGTCTGATCCGCCACGGCGCCAGTCGCGAGCTGATCAAGCCGCGCGCCGCTGGCGAACGATCGGCGGAGCTGGCTGAGATCGGCGCCATGCTTGGCGCATGGCGCAAGAAGTTTCAGTGAGCAATACGGTTGGGGCGGGTTTCGGCGCGCGTGGAATGGCGGGGGCAACTGGGACGATGGCGCCCGGTGCGGCGCTCGCTGCCTGAACTCGAATGCGAACCCGTGGAATGCGAATGGCAACGTGGGCCTGCGCTGCGTCTGTGACTACTGAACCGAGAGGGCGGCAATGGCTTGCCGCCACCAAGAACTCCAAGGAGTCAGCCGCTCCAACCGGGACCGCGAATGCGGCCGAAAACGTCACGCCGGGCATCCGCGCAAGCCGCTGCCCGCCGGCCTTCTTTAAGGACAACGAATGACTGTCAAATTCGATAACCTGATTGAGCGCATAACCGATTGGGACAACCTGCTGCGCGCACATCACTTGGCACGCAAGGGCAAACGTGGCCGCGAGGAAGTGCAAGCATTCGAAGCCCGACTCTGGGAGAACCTGGGCGCCCTGCAGATGGAACTGCTGTGGGGCACCTATCAGCCAGGCCGCTACCGGTCTTTTGTCGTCTACGAGCCAAAGGTGCGCGAGATCCTGGCCGCCCCCTATCGTGACCGGGTTGCTCAGCACGCCATCTGCGCGGTCTGCGGCCCCTACTGGGACGCCAGCATGATCGCCGACACGTACGCCTGCAGGCCTGGCAAGGGCACCCACGCCGGCGCCGACAGGCTGCAGCAGTGGCTGCGCGGCATGGACAGGCAGGGCGAGACCTGGGCGCTCAAAATGGACCTGAGCAAATACTTCGCCAGCATCCGTCACGACCTCGCCCGCAAGGTCGTCCGCCGCAAGATCGCCTGCCCGCGCACGCTCGCGCTGCTCGACACGATCATTGCCAGCACGGCGCCTCCTGACGACCTTGATCCGGTGGGCATACCCGTTGGCAACCTGGTCAGCCAGTACGTCGCCAACCTGGTCGGCAACGAGATCGACCAGTGGGCCAAGCGCGAACTGCGCCTGCGCCGGTACATCCGCTACATGGACGACATGGTGGTGCTTACCACCACAAAAACCGAAGCGCTCGCCCTGCGCGGCGCATTCGACGCAAAGATACAGGCGCTTGGCTTCCGTTTTTCGAAAGCCAGCGTTCTGCCGATCAGCCGAGGCGTTAACTTCCTGGGTTACCGCATCTGGCCGACCCACCGACTGCTGCGCAAAGACTCGATAACCCGCATGCGCCGGACTCTGCGCAAGCTGAAGAAGGATTACGCCGCTGGCTGGATCGGCCTTGATCAGGTCCGGCCGCGCATTGCGTCGTGGGTGGCGCATGCGGGGCATGCTGATAGCGAGGCGCTGCGCAAGGAGTTGTTGGGCGGGGCGGTGTTTAAGCGCAGTGGCGACTCTGATCCGGATTATGAGTAAGCTATGAAGCTTTGGCGAGCGCTCCCGGCAGCCTACGAACGTAACTTGGCGCCTGTAAAGCCCGCCCCCACAAGCCCAGACTCTCCCATTCCCCGCGCCCGCGCGACAGCATGGCGTCATAGCCACTCACGCACCGCAGGCCAGCAGCCCGCTTCGACGGGCTTTTTTACGCACGGAGAAAACCATGACCCTGAACGAGATCCGCGAACAGGCGATCACGCCTGCGCTCGCGCTGCTGCCTGCGCGCATGTCTTCGCCGGAGGCTGAGCTGATGCTGCTCGTCATCGGCCTGCAGGAGTCGCGCTTCCAGCATCGCCGCCAGCTGGTCGGCTCGCCGCCACGTCCTACCGGGCCGGCCAAGTCGTTCT